GTTTTTTATGTTTACATCTTTTTATTTTCATATTAAAACTAAAATAGGAGAAGTAAAATGCGATTAAAAAAATGGATAAAATCAAATAATCATAACTATCGTTCCTTTGCGACATTAATAGGTACATCACATCGTAATGTAGAAATGTGGGCGAGAGGTCAAAGATTGCCAAGAAGTAAAGAGGCAGAAAAAATATTTTTAATTACAAATAATGAAGTTACTGGAACAGATTTATATGAGGAACAAATTCAACGCCAAAAAGCAGACTTACAAGGGCATAACCTTTGATTCCAAAAAAGAATTAACAAGATATTTAGTTTTGGAAAGTATGCAGAAGAATAAATATATTTATGATTTGGAATTACAACCAGTTTTCCCATTAATTGTAAATGGACATAAAATTGGTAGATATACGGCAGATTTTAGATATAAAAATACAAATGGCGAAGTTATAGTTGAGGATGTTAAAAGTAAAATTACAAAAACAAGGGATTATATACTTAGAAAAAAAATATTATCTACATATAATCCACCTGTAATAATTAAGGAGATAATATGAGTTGGCAAGCTCAAGGTTGGGCGATAGAACAAAAGACTGGTTCTTCAAGTAATAAGTGGGTTTTAATGGTTTTAGCATCTTTTGCAGATGAAAATAACGAATGTTTCCCAAGTTTTAAAACATTAATCAAAATTACAGAATTAAGTAAATCAACAGTTATAAGATGCCTTAAAGATTTAGAAAGAGGTGGTTTTATAGATATAAAAGAAAGATTTTCTGATTATAAAGAAAGTAAAAGACAGACAAGTAATTTATACACTTTAAACATAGGGTGTCATAGTGATACTAATGGGTATCATAAAGAAACCCCACCCAGTATCAAGGTAAAACCCCATATAACCAATAATAATAAACCAATATATACAGAAGATTTTAATGAGTGGTGGAATCTATATCCAAGAAAAGCAGGTTCCAAAAATAAAGCCTTTCAAATCTGGTCTAAAATTGTTGATAAAGAACTAGATATACAACAGTTATATTCGTTTACAGAGAAATACAAACAATCTATAAAAAATACAGACGAAAAGTTTATTCCTCATGCTACAACTTGGTTAAATGGTCGTAGATGGGAAACAATAGAAGAAAAAAATAATAAAATTAACTTAAATCAATTAGTGGGGTAAAAGATGGAAGTTTATGAAAAGTTATTACAAGAAGGCATTAGAGTAAATAGTTCAAGAAACCAACAAAAAGTTATTTGTCCAAAATGCTCACATCAAAGAACAAATAGAAAAGAGCCATGTTTAAGTGTAAATATGGACGAAGAAAAGGCACTTTGGAAGTGTCATCATTGTGAATGGGAAGGCTCAGCTTTTTCAGATACCAAAAAAAATAATATCCCAAGACCAAAAGCAGAAGTTATACCTATAAAATCTCCAAAACTGCCAGAAAAACAAAGTATTTCAGATAATGCACTTACTTGGCTTGGTGATAGAGGTATAAGCATGAGAACTGCAAAAGATTTTGGATTATATACACATAATGGCAGTTTGTGTTTTCCATATTATTATAATTATGAAGTTGTTAACATTAAATATCGCTCAGCAAATAAACAATTTAGACAAGAAGCAAATTCACTTCGTACATTATTTAATATAGATAAATTACAAGAACATTGGAAAGAAAGTGAAAAAAAGCAGATTATATTTGTAGAAGGTGAAATGGATGTCTTGGCAGTATATCAAGTTGGATTTAAAAATGTTGTATCTTTACCAGATGGTGCACCAAAAGAAGCAAAATATAATTCAGATGATAAAAGATTTTCAGCATTTCAGCAAAGCGAATGGATATTTGAAGCAGAAGAAGTGATTATTGCTACAGATTTAGACCAAGCAGGACAAGCACTTCAGTTAGAAATTATACATAGATTTGGTAAAGATATATGTAAAACAGTTCACTTTGGATATGATAATGAAATACCAATAAAAGATGCTAATGACTGTTTATTATTACTTGGAGAGGAAAAACTAAAAAAAGCAATAGAAAATGCAAAAGAATTTCCCATTGAAGATGTACATTCAGCAAGTGAATATAAAAGTACAGTACAAAATATTTATGATGGTAACGTGCAGAAGGCTATATCTACTGGTTTTTCCAAATTAGATGAAATCTATAAAGTAATGCCAAGTACATTTAATTTAATTACTGGAATACCAAATCATGGAAAAAGTAATTTTTTAGACCAAATTTTAATGAATTTAGCAGAGAATGAAAATTGGAAATTTATAATATATAGTCCAGAACATAGTACACCTAACCATCTTAGAAGATTAGTAGAAAAGAGATGTAGAAAACCTTTTGATATTGGCGTTTATGAAAGAATAAGCCAAGAAGAATTAAATAGTGGTATGGATTTTTTAGACGTTCATTTTAAATTTATTGAAAGCAACGATAATATACCAACTATTGATTATATTCTGGCAAAAGCAAAAGTTGCTAAGTTAAGATTTGGAATTAATGGATTAATTATTGACCCATTTAATCAAATATCAGCAGACAGAGAGGGTAATAAGAGGGAAGATGAGCATATAAGAGATATTATTGCTAAATGTCAGCAGTTTGCTAGAAATCATCAAGTTTGGGTATGTATGGTAGCACACCCACATAAATTACATAGAAATGATGCAGGAGTTATACCTCCACCAGATTTATATCAAGTTAGTGGGTCTGCCCATTGGGCAAATATGGCAGATGTTGGTCTTGTTATACATAGAGATTTTGAAGATAATATTACTAAAATTATTACAAGAAAAATTAGAGAACAAGGTGTTTATGGAGAAATAGGTCAAGCTGAGTTTACCTTTAATTTTAGGACTAGATGCTATGAGTAAGATAATATTATTTTGGACAATATATAATAAAGATTTCCAAGATGCTGAAGAATGGAGAAATTATACATTTTCACCAAGTGCTTTACATAATTTGGCATTTAAAGGTCATGAAAAACTAGAAAATGATGTGGAGCTTTACACTTATCAGAACTGCCAAATAAATTATAAAAATATAATTATAAAAGATGCTAATGAAATACTGGATTATAAAGAAGCATTTAAATCTCTACAAAATGGGCATTCAATAGCACATATTTCAGATGCAATAAGAATAAAAAGAGCATCAGAAGTAAACGGTATTGTTTTAGATTCAGATGCAGTACCTTTAAAAAAGTTTCCAGAACATGAAACTTGGTATTCCACAATGCCTTGTAAGAAAACTGGTGGATTCGCACCAAAGTGGGGAAAAGATAAACCACCAATGAAAGTTCATGATGGTTCTTGGGATGGTAAAGAATTGACTGCATTTCCAATTAAAATTGGAGAATCCACAAAAGAAAAATTTAATCAATTAGCAGAAAATATATTCAAACTTTTAAAAACAGATGCAAAATCTACATCAAATGAGTGGAATTCAGTATTATGGACAGTAAAAGAAATAGCAAATACAGATACTCAAGGTGTTGTTTTTAAACCAATTTATATGTGCCCACTTCCTGCATGGTTAAGTGCGAATAAGTGTTATTCAATAGAAAGTCCAACAAGATTAGATGGTTCAACAGAATTGTTTGGACACGTTTTGCCTTCTATAAATGCAATTATGTCTAAAAGTTTTGTTGTACAGCACTTCTTTGAGAGTGCTTTTCAAAAGGGTAGTAAAGAGAAAGTATGGCAGAAGAGTGATTTACCATACGATTGTTTACTTGCCAAAGAATATAATCATATTTATGGGGAAGAAAAGATGAATGATAATATTAATGGAAAACTGGATATATTTTACTTAAATAAATCCAAAATCAAACCTTTTAAAGAAAACCCAAGATTGCATAGTAAAGAGCAAATAAAACAAATTGCAAATTCTATTAAAGAGTTTGGGTTTAGAATACCAATAGCTATAGATGAAAATAATACAATACTTGCAGGGCATGGCAGATATAAGGCAGCAGAAACACTTGGTTTTACTGAAATACCATGTATTCAGCATAAAGATTTAACACCAATGCAGAAAAAAGCATTTGTTATTGCAGATAATAAAATACAATTAAATTCCACATGGGATATGGAAAGATTATGGGATCAAGTTCAAGAATTAAATACAATGGGATTTGATGTAGATATACTTGGCTTTGATAATGCAGAATTATTACCAATGTTGGATAGTAATACTGTTACAGATACATTAGGTGAATGGGATAATATGCCAGATTTCTCACAAGAGGATAAAACACCTGATAGTACGATATATGTACATTTTGAAAATGATATAGATAGACAAGATTTTGCAAAGTTAATAGGGCAGAATATTACAGAAAAAACAAAAACTCTTTGGTATCCACCACAAGAGCAAATGGACACTAAGAATAA